ATTTTTTCGAACAGTTTTCCATTTTGGTCAAATGTTTTTGGCAGTTGAAGATTATCAGAAATCTTCAAACGTGTGCTTTTTTTCAAACAAGATACAAATGCGATGATCCTTTTATATCTATTCCTTTAACATCACGTAGATACTTCATCAATCCATTTATGCTTTTAGGTGTTTCTTTTGCCATACACAATACCTCTGCAAAACATTATATCACCACCAAAATAGAAATTTTATTATAAAGTAAATAATATACAAATAAAAAATGCCCACCTAGAAAGGTGGGCAAATCTATTTTGATACTAAATAATTCAGGATGTTTTTTATCAGCAGTTTATTGTGTTTTTTTGAGTTCCTTAACTTCTTCCAGCAACTCGTCTGCATATCCATTGCCACCATTATTCTTATAAGTTTTATGGTCTTCTAATAGCCTTTTGTAATTCTCGAAAGACACTTCACCTGCCATGATGTAATCTTTGCATCTTCGAATTATTGACTCTCCTAATGAACCATTAATTGCTTGTTTTAGATTACATATTTCCTTTTCGTGATTTGTTAGCCTTGTATTAAGTTTTTCAAAGCTTTCCTTCATAGTGTTTGATAGTTCTTTTCTATTCTTATTGTTGTTAGTGATGATTGTTGTCACAATCCCAGCAACAGCAGTAATGATTGCTATTAATACTTCTGATGTCATGTATTTTTATCCTTTCTAGCTTGCAATAAAACTAATGCCAGACAAAGATAACCATCCGCCATTTGCTCCAGTTCTAATAGCCACATTGCCTGTTGCATATATATCAATAACACATATCACATTTAGTGATACTGTAATAAATTCTTCTGATGCTCTTGGTCTGTATCCTTCTGGAAGATTGAATATGACTGTACCATCAGTTGTAGATCCTGACTTAATGAACCCACTAATATGCACTACATCGCATTTGTCTTTCCAATATGTAGCTGATTCATAACCAGAACCATAGTTAACCCAACCGTTTAATAAGGTTGGTGTTTTCCTGTCTTCCTGGATCAAGTCACCTGTCAGTTCCAAATCCATTGCAATTTCCATTGCATCTTTTTCCGAAACCTTGCCAAAAGCAATTCCTTTTCCAGTGCTTCTGCAATCAAACAATGTGAAAGCAGTTGGAATGTCTACTGTAGCAACAATGCCAGTGAAGTAATCCCAAATTCTTATTGTAATTTCATATGCATAATCAGTATTGAACAATGCCGATGTAACAAAACTGTCATTTCTACTATAAACATTGCCTGAAACCAATGTTCCTTCCCATGATTCAGCACCTTTGACTTTATACAATACTTCATAATACTTATCATTCAGATTGTTGACTGTAGAAACATTGAAGTTAACAGTAATTCTTAACCTTGTTCCTTCATCATCTGCATTTCCTTCAGCATTACATCTGAATGCCGAAAACGCACTTATTGTTGGTGCTGCGTATGGAAGAATAGCAGCATTATTAGTTATTTGTGTTGTTCTTCCCCTTGAATCTGTAACTATAGTTAAGACACCGATAGTTCCACTAGCAGTAATCAGATTGGATGTGAAAGAACTTCCAAGATAGCTTATAGCTTGGATGTAAGTTTCATATTTTGTGATTGTGCTTGAATATGTTCCAGCAGCATTGATGGAAACATTCAATTTGGATCTGTTCTGTACAAAACCATTAAACTTAGCTGCAATACCTTCTACCGCTTCAGTGACAGAAACTGATGAAATAGTTGGAACTACCGATGAAGGAACTGTTGCTGTAAATGATACTGACTTAGTACCAATCAATGTTGTGCCACTATATGTTTGACAGGTAATTGATCCTGTTCCAGATGTTGTATTTGGAATCGCATTTGCTAGTGACAATGGAACATCCCATGATTGCGATGCTTCAACATCAGATGCTATTGTTCCTGATAGACTACCAAATTGATAACTTAATGTATGTGTGAAACTTGTAGAAGCACCTGGTGTACTGATTGTAATTGATGTACCCATATCAAATGTTGAAGAAGATAGTGTTGGTGTTGTTGCCCTTGGTATTGCATCAAGTGTAAAACTTCCGCTTCCTGTACAGTTTACTGCTACATAATAAATACCAGCTTGTGCTGATGCACTAAATGTCTTCGTGCCATCTGCATTATGTGGTATTGTGGTTGAACCACTTGCAACAGTTGTTCCATTGTACAACTTGATTCTAGTTGATGATGAATACACCGTAGTTCCATTGATCACTACCTTGAAATTACCTGATGTGTACCATGATGTAGAATCACCACCAGCACCTTTCAAATTCCATGAAATGGTTGTTGTATTATCTTCAATGCTTTGATTTGATATGCTCCAACTGAATTTCAAATATCTACCACTATATGCACTAGTGTTAAATGAACCACTTCTTGCCATACTATCCACCTACCTTCTTAAAAGATAGATTTCCATTATTTCTTGGAATGAACGCAAACCTACCCAATTTAAGCGAACTAATGAACTCACCATCAACCGCATAGAATTTTCTGTTTTGCCAATAAGCAATTTCATAACCATTTTCCAGGAATGAAATTTTGTCATTTTCTATCCTTAAAGTTAAAGGATTGTTTTCTTCGCCTAGTATGATGTTGCCATCAACAAATCTGATATATTTACTGATGTTTTGAAATTGTGCATCAGTATTATTTTGAATGTCTTGAATGTTTGCATTGTATTCATTGAACTTCATTTCAAACGATTCATTTGTTTGGCTGAACTGTGTATTGATAGATTGTACTAAGGTATTAGCATCATCTTTCAAGTAATAATCTTCAGACACCTGTAATAATATCTGTTGCGATGTTTGTGAGATTGCGGATGAAGTTTGTTCACGTACTTCTTCAATGGTATCTTTCAACTGTGATGTAGCATCAGATACTTCTTGTACGATCATGTTAGCAACATTCTTGTTAGAAGACGATGCCTTTTCAGTGAATGATGAATAGCAAGTACCAAGTGTAAGTTTATTGTTTTTTGGTGAAGCCATGTTCAACGATAACTTCGTAACCAAGAACAATGTGTTCAAGTTGTGTGGATTTGTTTTTACTTTAATATATGATCCAAGTTTGAATGAACCTATATCTTCAATTGCAGACAAATCAACAGCAGACAATTCAATTGATACTAGAAAGTTAATAGCACTTGCTAAATACTGATTTCCTTTTCTTAATAGATTGTCAGCTTCTGTCACATCATCCCATGTAACAGTTTTAAATATCCAACCGTACTGATCAACAGCATCCTGATTGAATACATAATCGATTCCTTCGTTAACTGATTCAATTGTTAGTCTAGGCGAATCTTCGTCATCACCAGTTTTAGCACCTAATGGGATAATTGCAGTAGCAACATCTTCACCTTTGACTGTTTTCGATAAATCGGTTAAGTTCTTACCAAATTCAATTTCTTGTGGACTAATAGTATTGAAGTCCGCTAGATAGTCAATATAGTTACCATCTTCTTCATGTCTAACCCATAGATATCCACCATATGAATCAATCAGTTTTTCATTAATAGAATCCCATGTGTTTGTATAGTTTGAATCCGCCCTAACAATATAGTTATTTGGATCCGTGACTGTAATGTTTCCAACTACAAATTGATGTTCTTCATCCACCTGTAGATTGTGGTTGTTAATAAAATATGTGAATAATTCTCTGACCGTTGTACTTAGTTCGCCACTCTGGAAGTCATATGGTCTTTGTATAGAATCAATCAAAAAAGCAAGTTCACCTTCACAAGTAACTTGCTTTTCGTTATGCCATCCTTGGACATCATTTAGGATTCTTCCCCTAAAGATTAGTTCATCGTCATGATATACCTTAATGATTGATTTTAATTTTTGTAGCCTTGCAAAATGCGGATGTGACGGATAAATTGTAAAATTGAATGAACCTGTCTTGTTCAGTTCCAGGTTAAGAACTGGACTGACTAAAGATAATTCAGGAATCCTGTTGTCATAAATTAAATAATTGTCACTATAAACTTTATAACTCATAGGCTTGCTTCCTGATATTTAATCTGTATGTTTCCAGCACCACTGACGGTTAATGTGTTGATGCCTTCCACGAATTCAATTTCTGGAACTTGGAACGTTCCTGCACTTAGGGTATATGTGGAATCTTTAAATGTTATCTGCATTTCAGCATCTAACACAAAGGTTGGCACTACATTTCTTCTTAAGTTGCTACAGTTAATCTGAACAGGATTACTTCCAATTGTTTCAGACACAACAGTTTCATTCAGTTTGTATTTGTACGGTTCACAATCCACTTCAATTTTGATTGTTCCAATCCTTTTGTTTGCTTTCCACTTGTCGCAAGTTAACCTTCCAACATAGTAGAAGCTTGAATCATCATCTAAGATGATATGCATCTTCTTTCCATGAAGTGCATTCTGTATCGTTGAAAACAGTTCCAGGAATTCGCTTCTAGGAACTATTGTCGAAAAATCAAATGATAGTTTTCTATTTTTGTATTTGACTGCACCAAAGTATTCCGTGAAGTCTACTTCACCATCAGCACCAGGCACATCCAATGTATCAGTTTTTGGCGAAGGTGCTGCAATCTCTTTAGAATTTAAAATAAGGGATAGATTATCATAAGAATGAATATCCCCAAATAAAACACCATTCATGATTATCCACCCCTTCCATTTCTGCTATAAATGTTGCCTAATTCAATGTTCATTGCGTTTGCGGTTTGACCTACAAGGACACCTGTATCTAGAACTAATTGGTTGTCTTTGTTCAATAATAATGGCAAGTATTCTGCAAGCATCGAAGTCAATGTTTCAACAGAATACAATAATCCACTGTTTTGTTCGGCAACTGCGGTTCTGACATAGCCAAGCAATGTTTCAATTGGTGCAACCGCTTCTGCACCAGCTTCACCACCAACTTTTGCATTTCCTGTTCTTGGATCGTAGTCAAATATTGTTGGTTTGTTTAAGATACCACCCTTTGCATACCAATCGATACCCAACTTAGGAATTGATCCTTTTAACAAGTCACCAATTTTCCATCCAGACGGTTTAATGCTGAAGTGTGGCAATTTAATTGATGGGAAAGAAATCTTCATCCCACTGAAAAATCCTTTAATAGTATCAACAATTTTCTTGATTGTGTTTTTAGCTGTTTCAATTGGATTTGTGATTGCTGTTTTAACACCGTTAAACACATTTGATACAGTAGTCTTGATTCCGTTAATAGTATTCGAAATTGATGTTTTCATTGAATCAAATACATTTGAAACTGTTGTTTTGATTCCATTCACAACATTAATGATTGTAGTTTTTATACTATCCCAAATAGTAACGATTACGTTCCAAATAGATTGGAACACTTGGTCAATTCCTTCTTCCAATTCAACCAACATATCAATGACACCTTGAATCAAGATTGGCAAGCTTTCCCAAATTGCACTAGTTACCATTTGAAGAATACTTGGTATATAGCTAATTAGTGAAGCAATAATCTGTGGTGTTGCTGCTACTAATCCAACCACCAACTGAACGCATCCCTTGATCAATGCAGGAAGGTTTGTTAGCAATCCATTTACAATTGCCATGATTACTTCTGGAAGCGAAGCAACTAAAGGCTGAATGATCGCATCTAAATTAGAAATCAAACCTGTAATAATCTGCATAACACCATCAACAAATAATGGTAATGAAGCCACTAGGACTTCAATGATTGCAGGTAACGCTGCAACCAATCCATTCATAAGTGCAATTGCACCTTCAAGCAATCCTGGAAGAATTGCCTGAACCATACCAGGAATCTGTGGCACTAAACCATCAATCAATTTAGGAATGCTATTAAAAATAATTTGAATGCGTGGCAATAGGTTTCCAACAACAGTAACTGCACTATCAACGAAGTTTTTTAGTAGTGCATCAAAATCTTGAGTATCATCAGCAAGACCAACCAAAAGATTTTCCCACGCTGATTTCATAGAAGACATACTACCTTGAATAGTTGTACTAGCTTCTGCTGCTGTTGTTCCAGCAATACCCATGCTTTCTTGCATAACGCTAATTGCGTTTACAATATTGTCAAATGACATACTGCTAGAATCCACTGTAATTCCTAGTTTTTCTTGCACATCCGTCATTTTGGATGCATCTTCAATCAACCTTTGCATTTCTTCTTGCGTACCACCATAACCAAGTTTAAGGTTATCAAGCATAGTATAGTTTTGTTTCGCAAAACCTTGGTAAGCATTTTGAATGCTAGTGATATCAGTACCCATCTTATTGGCATTGTCTGACATATCTGTAATGGCTCTATTAGCAACGATTGCCGCTTGTTCAGTGTCACCACCTAAACCTTGTAACAAGGATGCACTAAACGAAGTTACAGTTTCCATATAGGTATTTGCAGACATACCAGCGGTTTTATATGCATTAGCTGCGTATTGAACCACTTTATCACTGCTATCCTTGAATAACGTTTCAACACCACCTACAAGTTGTTCATAATCTCCATAAGCATCAATAGCGTTTTTGGTCAATACACCTACTGCGGTTCCAGCTGCTGCTAGTCCTGTTGCAACAACCTTTCCTACTTTTAACGCAGCTTCTCCCAATCTTCCAAATGAACTTGATGTACTATTGACATCACTTTCTACATCATCCACACCTTCAAGGGCAAGTGTATAAAATAATCTTCCTAATTCCATTTATTCACCCCTTTCATTCATTAGGGTTAAAATCAATTAAGATATTCATTGAATCTTTAACCGTTGTTTCAACTTGTTCTTTCGTAAATGCTTTGTTTTCTTGCGTTCCATCCATAGAATTTTTAAAGTCTTCAAATGACTGGTCATATACCTTATGAAGCCATACATCCCATGTCATTTCTTCGTTTCTGATGTTGAATAATTCAATTACAAAATCCAACAGTCTTCCTTGTTCTATGTATGTATCAAGCAACAAAAAAGGACTTGCGTATCTTTTGAATAGCAAGTCCATGAATCTGATATCACCTACTTGAACAACTTTGAAACAACCCCAATAAAATCCTTGAATTCTTCCTTTTGCACCAAATCAATAATAAGTTGTGTGAAATCGGCAAGTGACAATTCTTCTAGATCCTTTGATTTTGCACCTGTCAAACTTGCCAAGAAGTCATAAATTTCACTTTGGCATTTAGGGAGATTGCCGATAACGATTGACACAATGTCAAACATAATGGTAACCCCAATTTGGCTTGCAATCTTCCCTGATCCACCATCTTCTGTCATTAGTTTCGTGATTTCAGGTGTATTGAAACACTGTTTGAATTCATCAATACCAATCTTCTTGATAATTTGGCACATTGGGAAAATATCTTTTGATGTTAATTGTCTAAGTTCCATGTTCTTTCAGTTCAATCCCTTCATTAATTAAGCTTTTGGATAGTAAATATGCCAAGGCAATGTATCTAAATCACTAGTTAATTCCGCATGACATTCAAATGTATATTTGCCAATACCAGCTTCTTTGTTCTTGCCTTCAAGTTCTAAACCACTTGTGCATAAAGCATTATCTAAGATAACAATAATGTTCTTTCCTTCAAGTGTCTTACCTACAAAGGCAATGTTTTCCCAATAATCACCTTCTGCAATAGCTGCCTTTGATTCAATCAAGTCATAAGTAGCGTCTTCAGATGTTCCATCTGATCCAACTACTGCTGATTTGATAATATCTTTAGTCAATTCAAGGAAGTTAATATCCATTGTGGCTGTCTCGCCTGTCTTGACATTTAAACCCTTTGCTTTAACTAAAGCACCATCTGCTTCAACATTTGTGATTTCTGGTGTAATTGTGAATTTTGAACCACCTGATGTTGCACCAATGATTGAAGCATCAAAATTCCAAGCAGTGCTTGTATAAGTCAAATTCTTGTGAATCGTGCCAGCACCAAATACAATATTTTTTGGTGTGGTAGCAGAAACACCTGTTTTACCTGTTTTGCTCATATTGATTAGTTCACCTTCCATTCTTTAATAGATAAATTTATTTGAATTCTTTTCATTCTTTCGTTCCCAGTTGGAACAACTAAACTTCCAGAATAAAGGACAGCCAAACCATTTCCATTTGGAAGGATGACTGTCCTATTGCATAATTCATTTTCGATTGTTTCTTTCGCTTCTTCTAAACTAAGCCATGTGCCATCTGTAGTGCCAGTAATCATAAAAGTAGATTCTTGCATTCCATCTTCATTCATTGGTTCTGGTTCAGTGTATTCCCCCACAAAATATGGATAAACAAAATCTGAAGTCCATTCCATGAATTCGTATGGTATGCCTGCATCAGTAAGCACCTGGTTGATATAAGATAATGATCCTTTTGTCATCTAATCACCCAATCCTTTCAATACTGACATCAATCTTCTTTGTAATTTGGCTTTACTTGATTCTACTGCCTTGTGAAGTGGTCTTTGTGGCTTCATACCTGTTGTATACGCAAACTTCATTTCATTCTTTCCATGTACAACCTTGAACCCATACGCATCCACAACCTTCTGCGATATTTGATTAGCACCTTCACCAATTGGAATATACCAACCGCCTTTTCTACCATCACCATTCAGTGCGTAGTTACCTGTACCAAGTTCAATCCATATGGCTGTTTCAAGCATATTCCCAACAACAGCTTCATGTGTGGTTTCATCAACTTTGTGTCTCCAGTTCTGTTTGGTGTTGCCACCATTGACCTTGCCAACTGATGTATTTCTTTTAGCTTGTGATTCAAGTTCACCAGATGCTTCTTCAAGCCAAATGTTTACAGCATCGTTGATATGTCCAATCACCTGCATTGAATTGTCTTCAAATTTGATTTGTGTACTCATTACTGACCACCTGTATAACTCAAATAGATTTCAAGATGCTGATTCAATCCCATTGGATTATCAATCATGATAACATCATAAGATTGGCTATTTACTACCATTCTTGAATTCTCTGAAGTGATTCTTGAATCAAGTTCCACATAGTCACAAATAAATATGTGCGATGATTCCTGAATCTTTGCATTGAAATTAGAATATCTTGCATCACCTGAAGAGAAATCCAGGAATCCATGAAGTGTTTGAACACCTGTCCATGACTTAACCGATTCACCAATGGCATTCTTTGTGGCAGTGCTGATTTGAATCAAACCATCAACATTTCCACCAATCATCAGAATCTAGCCTTTCTATAAGGATCTAAGAAACCCATTAATGACTTTGGATATCCCATGATGGAATTGTCACCATCCATATTGAAATAGGTTACAGAATGCCTAGAAATGGTCTCAGATTGAACTCCTACCTTTTCCCTATTGCTTAAATCCCACTTAACCAAATTCACAACACCCATTTTGACATCATAAGGATATTCAACCTTGGTAACCATGACATCATATTCATCAAATAACGTTCTATCTAATGTGATGTTGTTTCCAACAATGGACGAAATGTAATACACACCATCGTTGTAGTAAGTTTGTGAAATTTGGATTGTGTCACCAACAGTAAGATGCGATGTTGAAAGTTCAAGACCTGTTGAAGAAGCGTTACATTTGAATCTGATTTTAGTATTTTGAAAGTTATTGTTTGTGTACTTTCTAACCAACGATTCAAGTGCCTGAAGTTTTTCTTCAAGCACCGAATCATCAAGGCTAGTAGTAACATAAGTTCTTAACTTTGATACTGAAATGATCATAAGGGATTTTCCCCCTTCTATTCAGCTTCTTTTTTACCAATTGGTTCAATAGTGTATCCGTGTTCTCTGTACCACTCAAGCACCCAACCTTCGTTGACTTCTGCTTGACCATATGCAAACTGAACACCAGCTGCACCAATTCCACAATAAGTTTGATCGTTAGTCTTGACTAAATAAGCCTTTGACACTTCTGTTTTTTTACTAGCCATATTTATTCATCCCTTCTAATTAAGCAATCTTGATGTTACGTAGAACACCAGCGTGTTTTACATTCTTCAACGCAACTGCTGCAACCATTTCAACTTCACCCTTCTTAACAGCACCAGGTGTGTTGAAATCTGGAAGATACTGATTGATTGCACTGTTACCTGTTAAAGTAACACCGCAGAAGCCATCATTCACATCGAACTTAACAGCATAGATGTCTGTCAAACCATTAACGGATGCGGAACTGATAGTACGTGTTTTCTTACCAATGATTGGTGCTTCAGTTGCAGTAGAACCAGAAACGGTAACAACATTACCTAAATCAATGATTCTTACTTTGTCTAATTTGGTAATTGTTCTACCAAATGCTTCTTCAGATTCAGCTCTGTAACCTAATACACGTGCAACTGTTTGAATCTTTGTTTTCATATCAGCGTTGACCATAATTGCATCTGCACCAGTTGTATTTACCAAGTTTGTCAACGCTTCATAGAATGCATCAGCATTTGATTTTAAGTTTTGCATTGTGGATAAATCAATATAAGCACCAGTGTTTAATTCTGTTGTTTGACCAACCAAGAACTTGTCCAATCCATCGAATTCCAAAGCTTGTTGTGAACTGTCACCATTGATCATTGCGTTGTGGAATGTGCCAATTGCTGCCTTAACCTTTTCTTCAACTTGATAAGCCATGTTATTGTACATACCTTCTGCATCTTTGATTACACGGTCAATTTCAAAAGAACCACCGAATACTTTCAAATCAACTGATTTCTTTTCAACAGTTGCTTGGGAAGCGGTATATTCACTGTTGATTGCACGGAAAGCAGTTTGTCCAGGAAGTTTCTTTTGGATGTATCCATATGTTAGTGTAGATCCACCATTTGGGGATACTGCGTCATCAAATGGTAACAACTCTAATACTTCAGATTCTCTAACAAACGTATCTACTACTTGTTGAGCGATTTTGTCACTCATGCCGACTTTCATTTCTGCTAATGTAATAGCCATAAATTTTCACCTTTTAACCTTTCAATTACTTATGTGTTTCATACTGCATTTTGATTGCATCAGCTAGACTAGATGGTTCAGTTTTTCTATCTTCTGAACCAGGAAGTTTATTTTCTTCAATCTTTCTTTCTGCTGAACTCTCAAATTGCGTTGGAAATTGTGTTCTTAGTCCATCCAACACATCTTTCCATCCTTTGATGTTGTCATTTTCATCAAGTTCAAGTGATTTTTTCTCATCCTTCAGTTTGTTTTCCAATTTGTATGTCAAGTAGTCAATATCAACCGCTTTTTCAGACAACAAAGCAACTTTGATAGCAGACTTTAACTTTGTTTCAGCCAATTGCTTTTGCAAGTCTTCCACTTTTGTGTTGTACTCTGTAATTTTAGACTGTAGTTCTTCATTACCTTTAGTACCCTTCTTTAATTCAGCAATCAAACCATTAGCTGTATCAAGTTCTGTCTGTTTTCCAGTTAGTGATGTTTCCAAAGCAGAATACTTATCTTTGCTTACATAGCCACCTTCAGTAAGATTAGCAAGTTTGACCTGTTTGTCTTTGTTTGCTTCATTACCATTGAAGGCATTCATCTTTTCGACAAACTGTTTGAATAAATCTTCACCTAAGACTTCTTTTAAAAATTCCATATCATCGTTCCTTTCCTTTGCTCATGTTTTTATATCTGGTATCTTCCAGCAGCAAGATGCAGTTTATATGTCATACTTCAGGACAAGACGAACGGTTTATATGCCAATGTTCAGGGCATAAAAAATAAGCCTTTTATAATGTCATGCCAAGGACATTGATTCTATTCTTCTTCATCACTTGCATTAATAACTGAAATTGCCTTACCGCCTAATAAGTAAGTACCAATAACAGCCATGATAACAGATAGTGTTTCAGAAATTGGATCAGCATAAGGAATGTTCCAAATTGGTGCTAATCCAACTAATAACGCATTCACAATAGCCAATGCGTTCATGACATACTTAGCAATTTTCTTAATTTCTTCCATCTCTTTATTTCCTTCCTATATTTTTTAAATACTTGATTTTTTAATCCATCCAGTTACTTGTCCACTTTTACCAGCGTTGGATTGTTTGTTTGTAATTCTTACCCTTCCATTCATGATGGTGGCATCCCAAATATAGTATGTTCCTGTTACCTTGCTTGCACCTGTAGAAGTGGTGCTTGATGCATACAATGTGACACCTTTCAAAGTAACCTTTTGACCTTTTTTGATGGTTGTGGTTGTTTCTTTCTTTTCATCCGTTGGTGTTTCAGGGATATTTTCCGTTGGTGTTTCAGGAACTTGTTCTTCCTTCTTTTCTTCTTCCTTAGTGAAGTTGCACAATCCGTTTTCCTTCATGATTGAAGGATAGTCCTTGTATGCATAGTTCATATCAACTCTTCCAGTAATACCAGATACGGATCCTTTTGATGAATATTGCCACATACCATATGATTTTTTATATGAGCATTTGGATGCCCATTGTGCAATCCATCTGTCATATGCTTTTATTCTGCTATCGGTCAGTTTGGAATTATGCCAATAAAGTGAAGCGTATAGTCCAACATAATATCCTTTCTTTTCTAGATATTCGCTGAACGTTACCGCAACATCTGCCAGTTTTTTCTTGGACAGTGTGCTTTGTTGTTTTGATTCCAGGTCAAGCCATACACCATAAGCCAATTGTCTTCCTTTAACAAGCCTTTCCACGTGCTTTGCTTCTGATAATGCTTCAGTTTTGTTTTCCGCATATGAAAATAGATATACCCCATATGGGATTCCGTACTTTTCACACGCATCCGCATTCCTTTTAAATTTTGAATCATCATATTTAGTGGAATCACCACCAAATCCGCAGCGGATGATTGCATAGTCAATGCCAGCCTTTTTGACTTTTGACCAATCAATGTTGCCTTGCCAAACCGATACATCAATACCTTTCTTTGCCATGTTTCGTATTCCTTTCTGTGTTTGTTTTTGCCCATTCTAAGCCTCGTTTTAACGTGACTTTACCAACTTGTCACCAACTAAAAAAAGCCATCAAAATGGCTTTAAATCAGTTATTCTACATAAGAAAAGCACCCCACATTATTTTGCAGGATGCTTAATTAATCATTGTTTTGATTAAATATTTCATCATATAACTTTTGAAGTTTAAGACCTTCTTCATTTAATTCATAGTTTTCATCAAATCCTATTTCCGTAATTAAATCATCTAAAGGAAGCAGAAGATCGTTTACATCATCTGATTCAATGATTTTTTCAATATCTTCTATTTTATCAATCAATAATTCTTTTTGTTTCTTTGTAATTATCATGACTATTTTCCTTTCTTCTTATTCTTACTAATAGGATTTAGTTGAATTAAAATTCCTGTATCATGGTTATTTGCAGGATGCTTAAAATTCACCTAGTTTATCAAGAATTGATTCACACATCTTACCAATAGATGTTGGTTCATATTCTTCATCAAATCCCTTTGTTTGCAATGTATATGCAACAATATCTTCAATTAAGCAGAATTCATCTTCTGACATATCTGCAATACTTTTATCAAAATCAACTTTAATTCCTAGAGATTTCATAAATTCAATTTGACTATTTGTGAATTCCATTCTTTCTTCTCATTTTTTCTTCTTTCGATCTAAATACAAGATTCCTGTCACTGGATCACGATAAAAGTCATCAATATGTTCACCATCTTTTAATTTTCCCATGCTTCTTAACCATTTTTCTGTTTCTTCATCGTTCTTTTTCTTTTCTTCTTCTGTCCACTCTTTATGTCCAACCACAACAGCTTTTGGGATTCCCCTTTTAAGTTCTTCACTCATTTTTTATTGTCTCACTTTCTTTCAGCAAGTTTAATAAAATATGTTCCGTTTTCATCTGTGATGTCCTTTACTTCAAATCTAGAATCGGTATTGTACAATACTTTTTTTTCTTTAAAATTGAACAATGAAATGTCTTTCCCTTTTATTGCATCAACTATAGTCATTTGAACCTGTGCATCTGGATTATATGTTTCACCTCTAGTAGTTGATAGGAATTCCTTATAATCGATTTCTCTTCCAGGAACATAATCCTTCAAGAACTTTTGCAATGCATTTGGATCGTTAAAGTACACAGACCTAGTAACAGTTCCTTTGTAATTAGGCATTTTATCTAACGCTGATTTCAAATTAATCTTAAAACTTTCATACTCTTTATTCAAGGGATAATTGTTACGCAACTGATCATTAATCAAATATGATTTGGAAGAAGTGTAGTCATTAATAGCCTTGCGTTCTTCATCAGTAATATTGTACTTTTTGCAAAACTTGTTTTGTTCTTTTTCCCAATCATCGTAGTTATAGTATTTTTCCCTGAATTCATCGAAGTTTTTAGTCTTGTCTAATCCATAGTATTCAGCACGATTTTGCAACGTTTCTAGTTCTTCATCATCCAATGCCCATCTAGCACGTTGTAACAATACACATCTGCAATTGATAACTTCAGCAGCCTTACCTTGCGGATCACCAGGAAATCTAAGACCATTAGAAAACTTTTCGTCAAGTTCCTTTATCTCACCGTCTACCATTTGATGTGATGGTCTTGTGTTGGCATCTAGTGTTGAATCCCATTGTTTTACAACATCTGCCCCTTTGTCTTTGGCATCTAGAATACCATCCATTGTTGATTGCTGGTTAACTCTATGTCCTTCAGTTCTTGCAATTCTGATGGATTTATTTAAATCGACACCCATCCTTTTGCTAATGTTTCTTGACATATCTTTATATGAATATCCATTGGAAATACCCCTAGAAATCTCATTACGGATTGTTTTCTTAAGGTCATTGGTGTTTATACCCAACGCTTCATAAAGTGTCCCAGAAAGCTTAGAATCAAGCTGTATGGCTTTGACAACTGCATCCTGATTGATTGGCATAACCAACGGAATTCCTTGCTTCTGCAAAGAATACATCGTTCCTATGTATCCATCTTCATATGACTTCTTCAAATAGTTTTGGATAGAATCATAGTTGTTTGAATTCATGTTATCCAGAATTGTTCCTATCTGACCTTTAAGTGCCTTTTGATACTCAACTTGATATATTTTTGATTGTGTTAGTTCGTCTGTCATCAGCAGCTGAATTTTTTCGTCAATTTGCTTTTCAGCTTCCTTATACATTTCTTCAAGTTCTTTGATGACTTTCTTTTCATGATCTAGTTGAAGTTGGATAATTTCTTTATCGTATTTCTTCATTGGCATCACCTAGTTCAATGTACTTGTTTAAGTACCAAATAGCCTTTTTGATATCTTCCAATCCATTCTTCCTTTTTGAACGATAGAGATATTTAAAAGCGTTGCAAATGCAGAATGATTTAACCGCTTCTACACCTTGTGTTTCAATCATCACATCAATGCACTCAAAGTTGCCAGTTTCATAGTGGCTTGGATGGTTTACGTTATCCATTTACCCCACCACTTTCAGGAACAATACCATCCAAAACGTTTGCAGCTTCATTTGTTGCTGCAACTTCATCCGTTGGAAGCTTTGATTTGATTTCTTCATAGTTGATATCAAGAACTTCACAGATGTTTTGAACAATGGTTTCATTGTCTAATGTTCCTGCCAGGTTCAATAGTGTATTGATTTGAATTTGTTGTTTTTCTGCATCGGTCTTTTCAATCGTTGCGTTGTCAGAAGCATTGGTGATGATTTCACGTTCAAACTTGAAATATACATCCTTCATTTGATAATCAGTACCATTGTTATCATTGATTTCTTTAAGTACCACTTTAAGAATCTTTCTTAAGAATTGCTTCAATCTGATTTCCAACTTATTTGCTTTCATATCAAGCAACGAATATCTTGACTTGATAACTACATTGGTAACGTTGCCATCACCTAATTGTGAAGAATTGAATCCCATCCCAAATTTGTAGATATTCGTTTCATCCAGGTCAAGTTTTGTCTTTCTAGCTTCATATGGAATTTCTACTGTCTTATATTCCAATGATCCACCAGAATCAACACCAATCATCTTCTTGGTTTTAACATTTTGCATTAGTTGTTCCAGGTTGTCACCTTGGAAACCACTTACTACAACTAGATATTCAGAAGCATCTTGAAGATTGTTGGAAAGACCACATGACATCAAATCATAGTCATCAATCAGTTCCTTGATTGGTTTTAGACCATTGAATTGCTTCTTGCAGTTGTCCAATCTGAAGAACGGAATGAATCCAAATCCTTCAAAGTATGTATCATTCTTTCCTTCTTTGGTATAGATCGTGTGTGGTCTTGGATTAAGTTTCACTGATTCGTCTTTTTTAACTTTTCCTTCACCACTTCTTACATAAAAATAAGTTTGGTTTTTATCCCAAACTTGAATTCTTGTAATCTTCTTGTGTCCTTTATCGATTCTGTCAATATACCAGTAGATTACATATTCACATCCATCATCAGTATCTTTTGCCCTTACTTCAATGACACCCATCGAATCTGCACATTCAAATGCAGTCTTATTATCTGCATTCTTGTATGCATACATATATTCAAATCCTTTACTGATTGCACCTGTAAGAACTTCATTCAGTTCAGATTGGAAGTCTTCATTTTCATTGAAGTAAGCATCCAATTCATTCTGCAATTCAGGCATATCACTGAAGATAAATCCATCTTTGCCTGATAATAGATACTGTACTTCCTGGTCAACAAGTTCAGAAAAAAACGGATGCGGAATTTTGATGTTAGACCTTGTTTTGTCTTCCACCAGTTCACCATCCGCATTGTAATAGAACAGTTTCATGTTCCTGATATCATGATAGCCTTCATAATATCTTTGACCAATCTTCGCAAATCTCTTTTTATCACTGTTGCTATCATCAGTAATAAATTTTAAAATTTCGCTTTCTGTTAGCATTTAATCACCTGCCTTAATTTGATAACATATAACACCTGCTTCTTATGCAGTGCGTTCCCAATAGAATTTGTTGCAGAAGGAATCATCCATAGTTGTGTAATCGTCAACTACATAATTCATGTAGATGTATGTTGTGTTTCCTGCTGCCATTGACGATCCAGCTGCATCACGGTCGATAGATTGAAGTACACCAGCAGTTGACATATTCCACATAGTAATAGCATTACCACCATCAGATTGACCCATTACACCATTTTGTGTGATAGGGAACTCGGACACACCCAACGATGATGGGTTTAACGTTCCTTGTGCCAATGCAGTATCACCAATTGATGTCTTATTTACATGAGTAAATTTAAGATACATAGAATGACCAGCAATATCAGCGGTTACAGAACATGATGTACAGTTAGTTGTATTTCTGCTAAAACTCCCAGTTACCGCTTGTGGTTTGAACTCTTTATCAATCAATTCCCACGCACCAAAGCTTGAAGGTGCTTCATTGGTTGATGTGATTACTATCGTTCCAACAGGTGAATTGCTACCATTTGCAATTAATTCAGATATCATACAAGCATCCGTGTCAGTATCACACTTGTAATTGCTATCGTAATCAGTAGGTTTATCAGCTTCTGCTACAGTAACAACAACACTTTTTCCACAGAATAATACTGTGATTATTCCTGCTTCAGTAAACAATCTATTTGGAATTGGAACTACTGAAATACTGCTATATGTTCTTCCTAATCTGTCAATGCTAAAGTCATCACATGACATTGCCGAATGCGAATATGTAACTGTGAACTTATCGTTCAAACTCAATCCAGTTACTTTCAGCATATTTCCTGTAGTCCACTGATTAATAGCATCTATTGTTATTGAACTTTCATCCGTAAAAGCAACATCAATCATCTAGTACCACCTGCCTTTCAAAATATGCTTTAAATCGCACCTTATTAATCTAGTTCTTCGTACACACTGATTTGTGATAGTTTGGTATAGTCCACTAGTTTCTTATGATCTTCACGATACTCCATATATTCATTGAAGCATTCACATTTTGGATCAAACTTTTCTTCATAGAAACTTGCGATTAGTCCAACATCATCATATTTGTCATAAGTCCACCATAGGATTTCTTCAATTTCTTTCATATCTTCTTCTGAAATATTGTATTTCTTTAATACTTTCAAAAGTGGAAGCCTTGATTCTTGATTTAAATATTCATATTTGTTTTCGTAATACATTTTTTGTCCTTTCTAATAAAACCTAAAATTTAATAGCAATCCATTTATACGTTCCAGCCCTCCAATAATACGATGTAGAACTTGAATAAGTAGTGATTGTTGCCTGTGTAGAAGTTAATGTCTTGATACCATACGTTGTTGTAACATCTGCACCTGTTACCGTACTTGTAGAGTTTCCATGATAGAATGCCTTATTCAGATATGATGTACTTCTCCAGCCAAACA